TCTGCGTTGCATAAGCCTGGCTATCAAGGTATTCGCTATAGCCGCTTCCTGCAAGTCCCATACCACGCAGAGCCTCGTTCTTCGCACCATAGGTGGAGAGGTTATGCTGATAGGAGGTATTTGCATCCACAATGCCTCTTTCCTTTGCAGCATTGATTTCCGCAATAGTTTTCGCATTCGCCTGGTCTATGGCTGCGATAGTATCGGTGTAAATGCCCTTGAGGTGTTCGGGCATCTCGGTCTTGAGATAGTCATAGTAACTATCAATTGTGGTATCCGTAGGAGTGTTAGTGCCGCCACCCTCACTTCCGGATGTATCCGTAGGAGGAGTTACCGTTTCGGTAGGAGGCGTTGCTACAGGGGGAGTAACCGTGCCTTCTCCTGTTCCCGCACCAGCATTACCACCATAGGATAGGTCAACCTTATTATCGTTACCGGTACTGACCTCACCTGAAAACTGTGCATAGGTAGGTGAGGGGCTTTCCGTGATATTGTTGAAGGTGCTATTATCTACATTGGGGTTTCCGAGCACCACGCCTTCATCCGTTACACCGCCTGTGCCTCCTCCGTAATTGCCGCTTCCTGCAATCATTACATTAGCACCCATAGAGGTTATAGGAGGCTTTACAAGCGTGTTCTGCGAGTATAAGAGTGCAGGGTTGACCTGATTAGCACCTCCCACAAGACTACCAGCCAGGAAAGAATAAGGGGTAAAAGTGACTGGTGTGGGAGTGGGTGTGGTGGGAATAACGGGTGTATTGCCTGTTCCATAATTTGCACCATAGGAGGTGTTTATAACACCAGGCAAAGCAGCCGAGGTGCCACCGCCGCCATATAAAGAGATTTGAGCAATGTTGCTGTTATTTTTATACAGTGCCATTACCTTGTCCCTCCTTCATAAGTTTAATTTGGTTGAGGAGTTCGCCTTCATATCCCGCCCTATGCTCAACATCCTTTTGGAGTGCAGCAATTTGGCTCTGTAGTTGGGCTATCTCCTGTTGTCTTGCGATTTCTGCCTTGATGCGCTCAACATTATCACTTGCCCAGGGATAATGCGACTTCTCCATATTCTGCCAGAATATCAACTGTGTTTGAGGCATAGAGGGGTCACCATAGGCGCCGCTTTGGAAGTTCTGCCTATTCTCCTGCCATAGCATCTCTCTTGACTTCTCAATGTCAATGGTGGCATCCGCACGGAATAGGTACTGGTCATTGTAGTAATACTCTCCCGCTTCATCCCTCTCGATGAAGTCATAGCGGTTGAAGATATAGTTCTGCAAGTTGCCTTGAGCATCACGATATACCGCAGGACGAGGCTCGTCAGCATAGGCAAGGTAGTACTGGAAGATAATCTGGTCTATCTCTGCGTATGCAGCATTCTTCATCTGCCTCTTGGAATCAAGGCGCCCTGCCGCCTGTTGAATCTGTAATTGCTTCGCCTTGCCACTCTGCGCGGAAGAATCGTATTGACCCTGGTAACTATCCGTAATACCCAGGATGCGCTTTGCGTGCTCATAGAGGCGGTCTGCCTCTGCAATATCCCTTGAGATATCTACCTGTAAATCCACTCTGCCAAACAAACCGAAAGTGCCTTGATTAGCGCGGAAGGTGCTCTCAAAGATGCTATTATCGAGGTTGCCCATAAAGTTATCGGGCACGATGGGATATACACCGCTTCTAATGACCTTTTGGAGAATACGGCTCTCAATTTTGTTGATAGCCTGCTGTTGTGGACGGATAAACTCGCAGTCCGACTGACCGAGAAGACTATCTTCCTCCGAGGTATTCTTACGAATAACAACGGGGAGAATGTTAGGAGTGTAGAAAGGTAGCCTTGTTTTCTTCATTTTAGGCACTTCTACGTCCATAAGGAGAGGGATGACATTGCCGTTGCCGAGGTCCTCAAAAGCCATATTGCCATTTTCCTCAAGCACCTGGCGCTTCACAACCTCCGTAACAACTTGTCCGTCCTCGATAACCTCACTCATAGCGGGGATAATAGAGCCATCGGAGAGGTAAATATCCCTCTCGATTTCCTCATAATCCTCGTTGAGAAGTTCATAGTCACTGTCCTTCGCACCCTCGCAGGTACAAATCTCCTCACGCTTGCCGCACTTCTTGCAGATACGGCGCTTACGGGCATAGTAGTCCTCAATGTCAAGGAGTTCGGTATCACCACTCCAAACATACTCGCAAACCTTGTCTTCCTCGTTCTTGTAATAGCAAACATAGAGTGTGGCGGTCTTATCGTCAGCACTTTCTTCGCTCTCGGTATCATCCACAATAGCAAGAGATACGCCATATTTACGCATAATCTCCTCTTTTGTAGTTTCAAAGGTTACGAAGCAGTACTCCATATCCTTAATGTCATAGATATTAGGCTGTCCCACAAACCTACGGGGAGAGAGGCAGGATACTCTGACCTCACCTACGGTGTTATGCGTTGTAATGGAGTTATCCCACTCTATAAGCCAAATAGAGCCTCCGTAAATGTATGAATACCTTTCGTCAAGGTCATTCATCTTCTCAAAGGGCAACTCGTCCCTCTTGTTGCGTAAAAGGGTTTCGATGCTCTTTGCATTTCTCTCGTTCCTCTCACTATACATCTTGGGAGAGGTAGAGGGGCTTGGTATGTATGTTGTCACCTGGCTCTCAATGAGTTCGTAGGTGACATTCCAGACGTGTTGTGCATCCTCGCCACCGCCATCTATCTTGGTGCTACCCTTGTATTGCTCAAGGTGCTGTGCCAACTTCTCATAGATGCTATCGGACGTGGACTGTGCCTCTCTAAAGAGGTCCTGGAAGAAGGAAAGTTTAGTTCCTCCCGCTAAATCGATAATCATATCTCTGGTAAACCTCCGTATTTTTGAATAATTCGTTTTCGTTCTTCATCCGTTCTTGCGTTGTACCAGTCTTCTAACTGGTCACTACGGTATTTAACTCGCCTCTGCGCTTCCGGTTGTGCCGGAGATATCCAATATATAGCGAAGTATCGCAGTGCATCGGGGCTGTGCGTTATTTCGTGAGGCTCGTTCATAGTGTCCGTGGGATGCTTCGGGTCGCGTATGAGTTCAGGAAGGTGCTCTATGAGTTTAGGGCAAGTGGAGAATATCTTTAGACGACACTCTCCGTTTTTGTCCTGTTTTAAGAGTTCCTTTATAGCAAGCCATCCTGCCTCACGGTCATTGTTAGACTTCGTGAGAGTTAGCCCCGCCTCATAAAAGAGTTGAGCCTTGCTTTTGCCTGTTTCCTGTGACCTATTCCAAAGGTCAGGCGGTGCCAGGACGAGATAAATGTTTTCATCCTCAGTAGTAAAGCCGTTAATAGCCTCCGCAGCCTTGCTTATAGGCAAGTCCGGCTTGCAAAACTCTTTATACACATAGCACTTGTTATTGTTATCTACGGCTATCCAATAGGCAGCAAGCATATCCAAGCCGTAGTCAAAGGCAATGTAACGCCTCCACTCCTTTGGTATCTTGAAAGGCTCACAGACGTGTAAATCACGCCTAAACTCGTTAAAATACTGTCCTTCCGCAACATCCCAAGAGCCATAGCGCCACCTCTCACGCATTCCCTCCGGTAGAGAATCCAACTGACTAACATAGTCAGGGTTTTTCTCCATAAGTATCTTGTTATCGTCCACCAGGGACTGAATAAACATATATTCGTCAGGGTTTTCACCTGGGCGGTAGTTTCTACTCACAAACAGCCTCTTGACCCACAGGAAGCCTATACCATCGGGGTTACAAGTGAGGTACATTCTTTTAGGGAAATCGTTTGCGCCACGAAGACAAGCCTTTAAGACGTCAAATACCAACTCGGAGAATTGCGTTGCTTCTTCCAGGAAGATAACATCGTACTCCTGACCTTGATACTGTAGAGCATCGGTGTCATTATCGAAATAAGAGCACTTGATGCGGCTACCATTAGGGAATACGAAGGACTTGTCCGCTTCCTTATAGGGCACATACTTCTGCGGCAAATCGGCTTTGAGAGGGAGGATATGGTTATCCCGCAGGTCCGTATAGGTCTTACGGATTATGAGAATCTTTATCCCGCCCCATTTGAGAGCCAGCCTTTTAGCCTTCTCTCGCACAGACCAGGACTTGCCTCCACCTCTTGCACCACCAAAAGCCACATACTTCTTTGTAGCAAGCATAAACTCTTTCTGCTTGGGCTGCGGCTTTCCGAGTGCAATGTTAATGGTCATTAGTTGCTTTCCTCGTCTATCTCGTCAGCGCCGTAGTCCACATTGAAGGTGATAGTAGTGTCATTCTGCGTCTTTTCACTCAAGCCGTGGTCATTCATAAGAATAAACTTTGTGAAGTTGCCGTCGTACTGCTTCATAACACCGCCAGCCTTTGCAATGCCGAGTTGCATATTTTTTGCTAACGCGTATGCGGCGCTAAATCGGGGGTGGGCTTCGCACCAATTCATTAAAGTCTGATGCGTTACACCTAACTTTGCTGCAAATCCCTCGAAGGTCGGGAATTTAGGCGGCAGCATAATAGGTTCTTCGCTCTTGAGAGTGCCGTCCTTGTAATAACTCCGCTTATAAATGTACTGCGGCTCTGGCTCGGAGAAGTGTGCTATAATCTGCTCAACATACTCCTCACGATATTTACCGGCTTTTTTGTTTCCTGGCTGAAATCTCGTTTCCATTCCAACCGTATTTCCTTTTTCAAAGCGTCCGTCTGCTTTGCTCATTTTGCTTCGTTCTCCTTTCGTCTATAAAAAACAAAAAGAGCCACGACGCTCCTATGTGGAACATTATGGCTCTGACCTCTAGGGTATATGGCACAGTATTTATAATCTTATTGTATCACAGATTTTGGTGCAAGTTGTCGCCATTTATCCGTAATTTCAAAGAATTTTTTGTGCTTCAAGTCGTATTAGTATGTATCATAACTAATAGTTTATATTATTATAATACTCGAATAAGGGTTATGATATACTATAGTAGTATTATAGGTGGCGGCTATATTAGCGCCATATCTTTGGCTATATCGTGGACGAGTTTATTCTTGCGCCTATAATATGCGTTCTTGGAGAATATCACCTGCATACCGGACCGGTAGTAGCCTCTACCTTCGGACACGTCTTTCAGGATTTCCTTTCTCGCGCCAGCCTCGATATCTTCCAGGGCTTTGTCAATGATGGCATTGAGTTCGATGCACTTATCTAGTGTTGCACCGGCAGCACCGGCATTTTTAATTATCTTATCTCGCCTGTCATAATCGGCGCAGATGCCGCAGACTATCTCCACCACAGTCTTTGGTATATCCCACTTTCCATAAAGCCTTCTTCTTGCCATCTTTGCATCCTCCTGTTAGTTACTCGGTCGTTATAAGTGCGTTGTACCTCATTATCCAGGCAAGAGGCACGGGATTTCCGGTGGCAAGCCTCAAGCCTATCTTATGGGAGAGGGAGGCAAGTTCCGCACTCTCTCTTGTTCCACCCACGGCACTTGCGTAGTGCGTAGGCTTTCTTTTTTTGCCACTGGGGCTTGTTATTTGTACACAGTACTCACACAAGGGAGTGCTTGCGTTTAGGCAAGTGGCGCACTCATAGGGGCTTATTTCCTCATTCCTCGCCATCACCTTCGCCCTCCTTCGCTTCGAGCCTTGCCTTTGCCTCCTGCATCCGCTTACGCATCACAGGGTAACATATCATTTTCTCGCCCTCTCGGATAGTTTCAAGCACCTTGTCGGCTATCTCTTCCTCGCTCTTGCCGAGGTGCTTACCAACGGGTGCTACGCCTCTATTCCAAACAAAAGCGAAAATCATAGTTTCAAGGTCCTCGACCTTCTCCTTGAGTTCTGCATTTTCCTCAAGTGCCCTTGCCAAATCATCAGAGCAGTAGTCCACGGTGGAGAAGATATATTTAGCCTTTTTGAGTTGCTCGTTTTCTTCTTGCACACGTGTAAGTTCCGTGCGAGTATCGTGTAACACTTCCGCAAGTTCCTCACTATAGGTCTTATAGGAGTTCGCAGCACCTCGCATAGCATCGAGTTCTACCGTGAGGTCTGTGATAAAGGTGATGACATCTTGCCCGAGGTTGCCCCTATGGCATATATCACCTTCCTCCGAGTAAGCACAGGTGCTACACTCGGTATGCTCACCGAGGCAAATGCACTTGAGGGCTTTTAGTATATTATCTTTACTAGGATTTAGCATTATAATTTCTCCCACTCATATATAAGTCTATTATCTTAATAGCCTCCTCTGCGCTATAACAGATGGAGGTGGCATAGCCCTCTGCCTTGAGGGTAGAGAGCCATTTAACCTGGTCCTTCGTTGGCTTGTTCTTGCCGTATTTCATCTCGATAAAGAATCCGTGATAGCCTCGGCAAGCAACCGGCAAAAACAAATCGGGGAAGCCTTCGCGCATACCCAGTTTCTTGAGTAACGCACC